TATATTTAAGATATGCATAATAAATAGGCGAAGCTACAAGAGCGATAGGTGATGCAATAATACCTAATGTTCCCATTGCAGCATATTTTCCATATTTTGCTATTCGCGAATCACTATTTTTTTCTACATATTCTTGTGGTATAAACAATAGGGATTCTAGTAAGGTTAATTTATTAATTGTTTTTATGTTATTATTATATATTTGTTTATTATATTTAAGATATGCATAATAAATAGGCGAAGCTACAAGAGCGATAGGTGATGCAATAATACCTAATGTTCCCATTGCAGCATATTTTCCATATTTTGCTATTCGCGAATCACTATTTTTTTCTACGTTTCTTCTTACTATACTATTTTCTATATCTATCTTTTTTTTAGCATTACTTAATTTGGCTAGCGTTTTATTAATAATATCCAATTGTTTGTTTTTATCAAATTCATCATCTGGATTTGTATTTTTTAATTCTTCGTAAAATTTTTTTATTTTTTCTAAATTTTCTATTCTCTTATCACTGCTATTATTTGAACCAGCATTCATTAATTTATTTTTTTTTTTGATTTTACCACCACCTATTGATGGTGGTGGTGTTGAATTAATTGATATTATGAGTTTATCAAGTTCTTCTATACTACCAATACCAGATGCGTTTAAAGCTTCATTAATTTGAGTTTCTGAAAAGTCCCTATTTAAATCATTTGTACTTAAATCTATTTTTGGCAGTGGTAAATATTTATCTGTAAACTGAATTAAGTTTTTTAAATATGAAAATTTTAATTTTTTTGTTAAATTATTATCATCTACAAAATCACTTGGTGATAATAGATAGTTTTTTAAATTGTTATATTTATTATCAGAACCTGTCATATTTAAAATTATATATAAACCACCATTGTTTTGGTTATTATAATGTACTAAAATAATTTCAGTTTTAGATGAATCATTTTTATATAATTTGTATAATATTTTGCCTATATTATTTTTAATAAAATCCGAGTCTGTTGTATTTTTATTTTTTTTAACAAAAAATGTTTTATCAATATAATCATCACGATATCCAAAGAAAAAAATAGTTTTAATTTTCTCAGTATCAATAGAATCAGGTAATTTAAAATTTTCACTTTTATATTCGGTAATATCAAAAAATCTATATAAAGTAAACTGTTTTTGTAAATTAATACCATCTTTATGTGTTTCCACATCAGTTTTTGCGTATATTAAATCACTATTTTCATCAAGTTTATGTGTACTAGAGTTGAAAGTATCGTTTAATTTATTTAAACCACCTATAAATTTTTTTATGGTCATATTCTATTAATATATTTTACTATTATTATTAAATAAAAAAGAGAGATGCGCTTGATTTTAAGAGCTTTGTAAAACATAAATTGATTTTTTTTGTTTTTTCTTCATCTTCAACATAATTATAATAACTACCATTTGCAAACGTTTGAGTTCTTCTTTTTTTGTCATATTTATTTCTCTTAATTTAGAAAGCCAAGAAGATGCATGGCAAACAAAATAATAAGAAAAAATATATAAGATAAGAAGTTATTTTTTAGGTAATATCTACAAGGAAAGCCGATGTAGATACTTTAATATTTGGAGATATAATAGCTTTTGTGTGTTGTTAGGTATTAAAATAATTGTTGGAATATCATGGCGCGGGTGGCAATAGAGGAGAGTCAGTTGAAGGCGGGGTGATACTTTCCTTCAAAATATACAATGATTTATCAGCTTCGTCAAAGTAATTAAATGATTTATCTTCTATACCTGATGCAGTACGTTGATTTATATCTAGCATTTTTTCTGTTGTTATATAAGATGTAATATCAATTGTTGAGTGTTTAATAATATCGGAGATGTCGGTAGAACTGTTATAAGTGACAGTTACATTATCAAAATATTCAATATTATCTAGAAACTCTGTTTCATAGTCAAGATCTTCAAAGTTTAGTATCATTGCATTATATTTAGTATCTATATCTGTTATTAAAGCATCAAGTTTTCCCTGACTTGTTTCCAACGATTCATTTAAAATTCTAATTTGCTCGTTTATATTAGAAAGATTCCAGAAATCTTGACCTCTCCCTGATATAGGAGTTAAATATGTTTCTTTTATTACATTGAAATCAGTTGCTGTGTTTTGTTCAAAAGTCTTGATATTTGAAAATTGATCATTGAAACCTTTTTGTGCTAAATCTTTATATAGTTTTTTACCACCATATAATAAATAATTCATATCTTGATTAGTGATGATCGTTTTACCATTGTGTGATCTAAAATCAACTTTGAAATTGAATGTAATGTCAATAGTATCAGAACTATTATTTAGAACTATACAAGAATATGACATCATATGAAATCCACCAACATTACTATTATATTCAATATTTTCATCGATAATAGTATTACCAATTGTAATTCTACTTTGTTTTATAATTATAGTGTCTGGTAAACCTAAATCAGCCTTGAATTTATAATGCCCTTTTTGTAGATATATAAATGATGTTATTGTTATTTCGGTTGTTTCATATCTATTTATATGTATATCATTGTGATGTTGTGAAATATTATCTGTATTCCACCATAAATTTTTATTATTTAAGACATCTTGAAATCCTGAATTATGTTCATAAACTTCGTTACCTGTTATAATATAATATGTTTTTCTTTTTAATGTAGTAATTTTGTCGGTTGCCTTTACTTCAATTATTCTATTCAAATTTCCTTTTATATAAAAATCATAATCATTATCAGGTTCAGCATCTTTAAATGTAATTGGAACCCATTCTGAACTATTATATACTCTGGATGAATCTTTTAAAATATGTTTATTATCAATTTTGATACTTTCTATATTTATATTTTTTTGAGATTTAAAATATCCATAATAACTACCATCATTATTATTAAATTTGAAATTTAAATTTGTAGTTTTTTCTTCATTGTCTATATCTATGTTTTGATAAAACCAAGTTTTACCATTATAACTAGCTTTACTTTGCCAAGATGCATCAGGTGGCTGCCAACGGAAATGAATATTATCACCACCTGTTCTTTCTCCAAATGTTATTTCAATTTTTTTGTATTCTCCTTCACGTAGATAAATAGCGTTACTATTTCTACCTATCATCCCATGAGCCCCCCCATTATTGACTATCATTATGTCGTCTAAATACACAAAGGAAGCATCATCAGAATTTGTATGAAAATAATAATTACCTGACGAATGTGGGTAAAAATATCCCGACCAATACCAAGTATAATACTCGGCATTACCTGTTCCCATAGTATAAATACTATTAAAATCTGTTACATCTTTATTATCTGTATTATGCCCGTATTTACCTTTCCAATTTCCATAATTGTTAAGATATCCACTGAATCTTTTCCCGTATAATCCAACTTTACCGAATGCTGATGAATTATCATATTTAAATTTAAGATGTTTAGATATTAAAGGTGGTATACTTTTATATTGTGATCTTGGATCATAAGAACTTTGTGGTTTTTCTACACTTAAAAAATAACCTTTTAAGTAATTATAGGGTTTAATGTTAAGATTATTTTTTGTAATACCATATTCATCTACATAGTTATCTTTTTTAACATCTATTAATTTTGTAAATGATAATTTATGGAAATTATTTTTTTGTTCTTCGTATGTTTTTTTGTTATCATTATACCACGTCAATCGATTCTGTAATATATTTATTGCTTTACTATCTTCAGAGTCTGAATTCAATTTAGAAATCCTATTATCTTTATCTCTTCTAAGAATCTTTATAATGTTATCTTTTTGAGAAATGCGTGGCGTTTTCTTTCTAAATTGTTCCCAAAATGAATTTGTAAAAATAGAGGGTTCATTTTTAACAGAAAATTTTTTTTTTGCATTTATCACTCCCGTTTCTACATCCATAAATCCTTTTAAATGTAACCTTGCTTTTAATGGTGTAATATAACTGGATATATTATTATCACATAAATAGTGATATTCAAACTTATAAACTATACAATTTATATCAGACAATGATACATTCTTGAAAACATTAAAATTAACAGTTGTAGTATTTACAGAATGAAAATCAATTCCAAAAAAACTTTGTACTGTAAAATTTTTCATATCATGTTTAATAAATTTGTTTTGATTACTATCTAGTTCAACAAGTTCAATACCTGGAACATATTTTCCACCTTCTTCAATAACTTTAAGTTTATTGTTTTTATCTAAACTAAATTTATAGAAATATGGGTTTAAACTATTTTCTGTGATATTATGAAGACTATCAATTATATCGGTTTTCTTTGAGCATATACTACTAATAACATTACTATAATTAGTCTGGGGTGTGTCGTTATTACCAAAAGTCATTGAAATAAAATTACCTTTCTTATATTTGTCACTTTCGTCACTTTCAATAAGTTTATAATTTAATTCCAAAGTATTACCGTCAGTGCTACCATCGTAGTTATATCCAATTAATCCATTGTCTTGATATATATATCTCTTATCATTTTCAGATTCAAACTTTTTAACACATTGAGCTATCAAATTATGATTTACAATATCGGTTTTAGTGTAACTTTGGTTATATATTTTATTAGGGTAACTGTTAGTTTTTCCACCTACTTTAATATTGGCGATTTCTTTCCAATCGTCTTTAAATACATATTTACATGTTGTATTAGGGTTAGCTTCATATTCTCTATCACAATCTTGTTGTTGGTCCTCACCTACAAAATATACTTGACAATCTCTTAATGTTATATCTCCTGTAATTTTTTTTTTATCACTATCTGCATATGGACCTGTATATTCAGAACCATAGTTATAATTAGTTAAAGATGCTTCATTTTCAGTAAATTTTTCAAGAATTTCTGTGTGTTTATGGTTACTACAATAAATGAAATAAATTACTACAATTGACAGCAAAATAATAAGTATAAATATACCTATCAATTTCATATTAGAATTCATATCATTCAATATGCAAGTACTAACCATAATTATATTTTTATATTTTATCTATTATATAATATTATTTATTTTAATAAATAATATACAAAAAATGAGTACATAATTGTTTTAAAAAGATAAATTTATAAAGGTTTATAAAAGAGATAGAGAATAAAGAATTATGTACTCAAAATGGGGGAGATAAAAACATGACAAAAAATATAAAATATAGAAAATATAAATAAAGGTAAAAGCTATTACAGCT